AAATTTCTACCAATCAAAAGATTGAGAGAACATGCCAACAGGTAATAAATTTATACATTCGAAATGGATTCAGGGTCGTTGTTTCTGTGGTAGATTCTTAGCTTTTCGTAAGCATTACTGTGAACGATGTAGGAAAGAGTTGCAAGAGTTAAGGTATGGTAATGTAAGATACCATCGCTCTCACTGAACCATATGCTAAAATTAGCATCGGTAGATAATTGACGGTAATAGAAAAAGAAGGTTAAATCATGCCTAAAAAAGAAAAGACTAAAAAGGAAGAACCTAAAGTGCTTGGTTCAGTTGAACAAGCTATGGGTACTTATCAGGAAGGTACACCTGTAAAGATGGTTACTTTCGGTGATGGTACTACCTTGGAACTAAGCAAGTTCAATCCAACAAGGTTGAATCCCAGATCAACAGTTACCATAGATGGTAAGGTAATGATCAAATGTCCTTACTGTTTAGGAAGCAAGTTGGTCTATAATGCAACCTGTCCAAAGTGTAAGGGCGTAGGCGTTTGCGAACGATACTAAACCCTTATATAGAATCCCGAGAACAAGGTAATGAGAGAGACAATGGTGGTGAATTAACTTGGTAAAGAAATCTAAATCAGAACAGATAATGGATGCAATTCCATTGAACGAAGATGTTCCTAATGTTTCTCTTCCCGAGGCATTAACTCCTTTTCTGGATAGCCATACGGAATCAGAACTACAGGAACTTTTAGGTGTTCAAGTTGCTAAACTCGAAAACAAAGTTCCAGCAGCTTCACTTGAAGAATTTGCAATTGCAGCAGTGATTAACGAAATGCGAAAAGAAAAGAAACACGCAGAGTTTCTAAAACAACCTAAGAAAGAAGCTACTCAATTCGTAGGCTTCATAATGGGTGACGGTGGCACATGGGACAAGATCGCAAACATGATCAGCGCAGCGCAGAGCTACGTTAAGAAACACTCGATTGGTGAAGCTATTGCTAATGGCTACATCAACGGTGACGGTGCAATCCTTGATACCAGAGCAAAGATATTCGGGAAACCGAATGGTAACTACGGCAAACCTTTGAAAGAAAAGGTTACAGATGCTTCACGCACAATGTACTTGATTGGTAGGCTTGGAGAAGACCAGACCTTTAAATACGGTACGATCACGACAAACGATGCTGCTCTTTGCAGAGGATGGTCCAGCGCCAGCGCACATCAATACATGCCTTGCACAACCTTTGGCATAGTCAAAGAAAACACTAAAGACACGTTCAAACTCAATGCGAGTTTGGCAGAAGACACAACCTCAGTGTTCAAAGCAATCAACGAAGATATGGACTGCGGTAAAATCTTCATGGATGTCGTTACTCCACAGATCACTGAAATACTCAATGTTGAGCGGATGTACGAGCTAACTAAAGAAGCATGGGACCGACTAATGTTCGTCAGAGGACGAGTCAGTTGGATAGCCCGTGACAGAGAAAGCTACTTCCACACAATCAAAATGGGTATCATGGATGCCTCTGGAAACGAATTGGTCGTTGAACTTCCCGAGCAAGTCAGCAAAGACTACGGTGAACTTAGCGATATTATCGTGATAGGAAAGCCTGATCGCAGTGACCTTAAAGTGGTAGACGAATCAACAGGCAAAGCAAACTACGAAAAAGGTAAAGGACCCGTAATACTGAAAGCAGTAGGGGTCTACGTTGTGAAAGCAACTCCGACAGATGTCTTCTCCGCAGAAGGCGAAGGCGAAGTCAAGAACATAGAAGGATGGGTTTCTTAAACCCCATTCATTTTTTATTGATAACTTAGGTGATAACTATGACTCTACAAGCAGTTAAAATGAGTATTGTAACAGCAGAAGCCTGTACTGTAGAGTCAGACCACAGACAAATACCCTGTGTAATGCTTATTGGTCGGGGAGAAGACCTTAAGCGATTGAAACGCAGAGTACCATTCTATCCTTACTTTTACCTTCTTGAAGAGGACTACAAGGCTCTTAAAGCAGCTAAGTTCTTCGATCAGATGCACGTTGTTGCAGTAGAGGGTAGCCCAACAAGAAGCATAATGAAACGCTTACTCACCAAGATTACCGTTGAGGACGGTGGTAGAATAGGCGATAGTATTCACATGGTTAACAAAGCCAGCAAGCAGAAAACCCTCGGGTTCAATGCTCTGGACGATAGAACGATCTTCACTTATGAAGCAGACCTTGGCAAGAGCGATCTCTTACCTTTACGCTGGATGGTTGACAACGAGATTAAATGCGGGGTAGAGATCACAGGGAACACCTATAAGCCTATTGATTTTAGTGTTGCTCTACGCAAGTGGTATCTCGACTTTGAAGCCTACACGCTCAGAGAATACACCAGCGGAATGAATCAAGAGGACTACTTGATAATGGTCAGTGTATATGATAGTTACAATCAGACCATGTACACTTACTACGTTATTAATGAGCATTGGAAGCCTTCCTTGCAGCTACAGGCTCAGGCTAAGGCAGACATCTTCCTTTCTAAATCACAATGTCCCAAACATGTGATAAAGTCATTTAAATCAGAAAGTCAATTCCTCGATGCTCTCATGGACCTAAAGGTTGAATTAGACCCAGACGTTATGATTGCTTGGAACTTAAACAGATACGACATCGAGAAGTGGAAGCAACGGGTAGATGCTAACGGTAAGAAGTGCTTACACCTTTTCAGAGACATCTCACCGATGCTAAGTGTTCTGTGGCATAGCCGACCACACAGGGTTAAGGGAATGGTACTGTTCGATCTAATGGTTGCATTCAAGCAATTTACAGACGCCGAGTTAGATGCTTACTCCTTAGGATTTGTTACCGAGAAGGAACACTTAGGAGTAGAGAAGATACCATTCACAGGGTCTTCGGGTAACACATGGGATAACTACCCAGAGACTATGTTCAGGCGTAATGTAGCAGACGTTCTTATTATGAAAGCTCTCGATGATAAGTACGGTCTGGTTGAAACTTACGATGAGTCCCGTAAGGAATTTGGCTGCCTTTGGCATGAGTCATTCGTTAGGAACAGAGTAATAGACTCCGCACTCCTACGCATGACTCATGGCAAAGTAGTTCTCGGGACACCAAGATACGGTCAGGATACAGGCGAGAAGCTCAAGGGCGCAATCGTTATAGAGCCTAAGCTCGGGGATAACTATTGGATAGCGGGATTAGACCTTTCAAGAGACTACCCGAGTATCATTAAAGGATTCAACATTAGCCCAGAGACTTACAGGGAGACAGAACCCAAAGCTCCACACTACACACTTCATTACTCTTGGAAGGATGCTAATGGTGTAACTAAGGATTTTACAGCTTACTTCCTTAAGCAACCAACAGGGTTACTTCCACAGTTAATTCTAACATTCGATGCTATGCGAACACGATACCAAAAGGAGATGTCTAAGGCAATAGCGAATCACGAACCAGAGAGTGTTATTAAGAAGTGGGAGCGCCGACAGTACAACATTAAGAAGACCACAAACGCAATTTACGGAGTAATGGACTTTGCGGGCTTCCGACTAATGAGGAAAGAATGTACTCAGGCAGTAGCAATCTTAGGCAGAATAACGATTGAAGAAATGGTGCGATACTTAGACACTATAAAATATTCTCTTCTCTATGGAGATACTGATTCGACCTTCGTGCAGCTACACAGTAGTACACCAGAGGAATGCCTCAAGGAAGCTCAGGAGCTACAGAAGAATGTTAACGATCACCTTACAGCATTCTTTCTTGAGAAGTACGGGGCTACTGCACACGCAGAGTTAGGACTCAAAGCGGTCTACAAGAAGGTTAGGTTCCTTGCTAAGAAACTCTACGCTGGTAAGGTACTCTGGGATGAGAAGAAGAGTTGGATAGCAAACGATAGTGACGATAGCTACGATATTAAAGGAGTATCAAGTGTTCGAAGTGATGCCAGCGCCCTTGAGAAGATAGCAGTCAAGGAAGTTCTAAAGATGAGCCTCGATGATAAAGAAGACCAGATCGAAGCTTACAAAGTAGAACTACTAAAGGACTTTGACGCCCGAGCATACGGTCCAATGGATATAGCTTACCCAATGCAACTCAAGGATAGAATGTGGAACGACCCAAAGAAAGGGTGGTGTACTGATGCTGCTGGGTTAGACAAGAACGGGAGACTAAGCTTTCCAAGTCACGCTCGCTCAGCGATCTACGATAACATGTTCCTTAACACAGACTTCACCGAGGGTGACAAGCCAAGGCGATTACCGATCAAGTTCCTCAAAGTATCCAAAGTATCCAAGACACAGACAACGCTTTTCGGTCAGAAGTTACCACAACCAAAGTACCCGAGTGAATGGATTTACAGGGGAAGGACTAACGGTATCAAGGCAGATGTAGTAATCCCTGTCAAGGACATCTCTATAGTAGAAGACTTTAGAATACCAGATTACTTCCTTGATCTAATAGATTGGGACCGCATTAGGAAACGGTTAGTCAATAAGCTTAATAAGCTAAGTGACCCTTCTATAGAAGTGAGAGATGAAGAAGATTGCCAACTTGTAAATGTGGAAGAGAACTCTTCGGTCCAATAACCCAATGTATAGAGTGTCAGGTCTGTTTCTATAGTGGGACTTGTCCTTATGTTGGTAAAGATTGTACCAAAGCAAAACAGGCTACATGCGAAATCTTAGAGGAATAAGCATGAAGGTCTGTGATGGTCACAGGAAAACAGCGGGGCTTCCACTCAGACAGTTAGAGATAGTACCTATTGAACAATGCGAACTCTGTAGAATGAGCGCATACTTCAACAGCGAGAATCCCGCTAACAAGTCTCCACAAGAAGTAGCTCTTATGCGGAGAAAGTACGAATTAGATCAGAAAGCAGCGGGTACGTTTGTCGGTAAGGACCTTGTTTACGAAGGGGAACTTGCTGGTAAAGTGATAGACGCTGTAATAGAAAACAAGGGAAAGCACAGAAAACGGAGAAAACACCGATGAAGATGGCTTTTGATATTGACGGTGTAGCAGTAAACCAAGACCTTGTAGCTCTACGAGAAATAGACCTTTGCAGTGACCCAGAGAAACGAAAGGCATTGAACGACTGTTACTACATTAACCGATTGAATCAGATCAACCTTTACGATTACCTGAGTGCGGGGGACGAGCTTTACTTAATTACAGGTAGAAACTTAGAGTTTGCAGCGATCACTAAGAAATGGCAAGAGAAGTATTATCCTAACGCACATCTCATAATGACTAACCATTCAATGCCTACCCCAGATACTAACATGCAGGATTGGCTTGTTGAGCTAGCAAAGGTTAAGGCTAAGGTACTCAACAACTTGGGGATAGATGTCTACTTCGAGGATACTCCCGAAGTGGTAGAGGTTCTACGGAATCTCTGTAAAAACACCAAAGTTATTCAATACGGGAGCAGATTCTAAATGAGTAGATTCGAAAGAGCTTACTTCATATCGAGTCTAATAACGAGTTGGGCTACGCTATTTCTTTTGGTAAAGTTGGTGTTCCATCTATGATAGATTGTTACATAAGAAGCTATTGTAGGGCTTGGTGCGAGAATAGATGCAACGCTGAGTTAATAGCTGAGCCAAGAGAAATACCATTCTGTTATCGTCCTGTAAGCGGTGGTCCCGTATCTCCATTAACCCTCAAAGTTTCCCCGTTCTTTAATAGAGGGTACATCGGAAGTAACAGTTTAGATTGGGGAGACTTCAAGAATATTAAGTACATATACAGAGGAAGGTACAAGACTAAGATAAGGCAATTCAAGTCAGGGGCTAACAGGGATAGTGATAAAGGGAAACTCGATTACGAAGGATTCTATTCTCCATTGGTGAAGAAACGGTTCGCTGAATACATGAACGCTAATAGGAAACTAAAGGACGGTACGACCCGAGACTCTGATAATTGGCAGAAGGGGATACCAAAAGACGCTTACATTAAGAGTCTTAACAGACACTTTGAAGACCTTCACTTAGCTCACCGAGGATACCCAGACGAGGCTCGGGAGAACATTGAAGACGCCCTTTGCGCTATTATCTTTAACGCTCAAGGCTACCTATTAGAGATACTTAAAGAGAAGAGGATACGAAAAGACCCGACTCATATTATACACACTTTTATTGATGGTGTATGTGCATGTGGACTGAGACAGAAGCAGCAATAGCTTTAGTAGTGATCACCCTCTGTTACGGTATAATTCTCTACCATATTTGGAGAGAGACAAAGACAGTTAGACCTTAACACTTATATAACCAGAACAGCTAAGAATGATTTGAGGGTAGCTCGGGAAGCAGTTGTTTTTACAACCTTTCTCTCTCTCAGACCTTTGTGCTTTCCCGACTACCCGAAGGATAATCAAATGAAGAAGCAAACAAGTCTCTTGGATTACGGGTTTCCCGCAGTCCATATAGTCAGGTGGCACAAGAATGAAACTCCTACCGAAAGTCAGATGGGTGCTGTTCCAAGATGATAGAGTTAGAGGACAATTCTTTCACTGTGATTGTGGATGCAAGAACATACAACTCGATGTAATTAATCAAGAGTGTAATAAGCAAAGATTCCTAAGCACTTGCCATGAGACTATACACTTCTTCTTCGATCTGCTCCCAAGGAAACTTAGTGATTTATTAGACTTCTTCTTGGATATAACTTGGGGTAATCAGGCAGACGTTCTCATTACCAAAGAGGGTGATCTGGGCGATGTCATTCTCTACGAATGGTAGCTATTGTATATTGTATTGATTCACTTACTGCAATATAGATTCACCAATAGCAATACCCATAATGCTTTTTATATTAAACGACCTTTCTTAGATTATAATACCCTCTGAGGGTAGAAGTATTAAGTCCTTAGCCGATCTGGTTAGGGCAACAACAACTAAGAAGGATACAAACATGCAATACAAAAAAAGGCTTTTTGAAGCTGTAATGCAAGACCCCGTTTACAAAGATAACGGTGTAGGTCCGTTCATGAAACAGACCGAACATCAGTATCACCTATTCGTAGAACGATGGGTTGATAACTTCAAAGCGATGGGGCTTGAAGGCTACAAACAATGGCAGAAAGAGAATCTCACAGAAGGTGAGATTGAAATGGGCGCTCTAAGGGGTCAAACCGTTGGAGATGCCTCAGGCGCAACCGCTGGATTGCAAGTCTATGCTACCCTTGAAATATTCAACGCTGTTATTCGTGGATTCACAAGATACATGGATGACTCATTCGTTAAAAAGTACACGACTGAAAACGTAGTGTTCAAAGTACCGAAGACTGAATATCAAGAGTTGGCAGGGAACATTTCAAGCGGACAACTACCACACTCCGAAAAGCTGATTGATTACGCAACTGTAGACCTCTCTACTCCCGAATCAGAGAAAGGTGCAAAGGTCACATGGACCAGAGCATTACTCGAAGATGTTACCTTTGACGTTCAGGCAGAAATGGCTGAGGGTCTGGGTCACGCAATTGCCTACTTAATGATGAAAGACATCTTAACAGGCAGTCACGGATTGGCGAGTGTTCCAGCAGCGCAAACAGGCAGCTACGCAAACGACACTCTCGGTGGAACAACTTCCGACTTCCAAGAAGGAATGCCAGCACAAGAAGTCATCACTATCGGTAATCCTATTCTCTGGACTGACTTCCTAAACGTGGTCGGTGCAGTTGACCAAGGTATCGAACAGAGTGATGGCAGTTTTAAGACCTACGGTCCCCCAGACTACGTTCTGGTGTCATCCGATCTTTATTGGCAATTGCTGAACATTATACAGATGACTAACGTCCTGTACGAAGGTTCAACAGACCCAATTCAAAGAGGCGCTATTAGATTAGCGTTAGGTGCTACGATACTGAAACAATCAGTTCTTCCGAAAGGAACGATGTACGCCTTAAACAGCCAAAAGAGCATAGCTCTCGTAACAAGACGAACTTTACGCATAGAACCTGTCCTTTTCCCTGTTTGGAATGAATATGGTTTTATAGGCACTGTGAGATACGGAGTTACTCCGATTTTCAGTGGTGCTACGCAAAAAGGTTCGATCTCAGGAAGCTAAGCTGATTGAGTAATCAATCAACTCTTCCTACCCCAATTTTTATTTGTAAAGAATGTAAACGAGAGTTCTCTCCGAAAAGAAAGAATAGTCATTTTTGTTCTGATAAATGTAGGGATAAATTTTATAGAGAACATCATAAAGAAGAGAGTAAGAAATGGCATAGGGAGAACTGTTTAGGAACTACTACTGGATATATTCATGTTCATAAAAGAGAATACAAAGGTATTTGTGAATTATGCGATAGAGTACCTAAAAGGTTGTATTGGCATCATTGGAGTTGTATTGGCATCATTGGAACGATGAACACCCAGAATGGGGTTTATGGTTAGATAT